ATTTTTTCTAAACTTCTTTTTGTTGGCGTGGCACCAACGTCTAATCCAGCGTCAAGCAGTCTAGCCCTTTCTGCTTCAGGCAAAGTCGTGCTTGGCTTCATCGCGCTTTGGTATAGCTTACGCGACAAAGGCTGACCCATAAGCTCCTCCACAACCGCTGTTGGTCTTCGGACTGAACCGCTTAACGGGGATAAACTGGCACCGGCATTCATAACAGAGTCTGCTAATTGTGTGTCTAATCCAGCGGATTTTAAGCCAGCTTTAACTCCCGCACCGGCTCCTGAAACCAAACTGGCTACATCAAGCAGCATTCCCGCAGGGTCTTCCATCAATGTTGTTTTGGCGCTATCAACAGAACCGTATCGGTCATCAAGCGCACCGGCAAACGCTTCACCTTCGCCTTGCCCTTCAATTTGATAACCCTCTAACCCTTCTACGGTAGTGGGCCTTTCTTGCAAACCAATAGCATTGCCAAATCTGTTTATAGCAGCCGTTGTTTCTGGCCCAATAAACTCGTTAACTTCTTGAGCAGCATTGTGCAAACCGCTTTTAGCCAAAGAACCCGCAGCATAAAGTGTGTCTATTGGATTCATTACAGCTTGAGCCGTATCAGAAGCTACATTGTAGAGGCTTGACGGTATGTTGCTGACCATAGTGCCAAAGTCGAAGTCCACGCCTTCGTTAGCGGACGCGGCAGTTTCTTCCGCGTCTCTCAGCATCCGACGAAACTTTAGCTCGTCAGAAGGGTTTCGTTCTAGCTCCGCTATTCGGATGTTGTCTCTTATTTCAGATATATCCATCAGTTACCTGCCCGTCTTTCGTCGCGTTTACGCCTTAGCTCATCTAACTCAGCTTGCTCTTTAGAACTTAAAGGCGGTGCTGTCAGATTCGTTTGTGGTTGTTCGGTGAGCGCACCGCTTTGCGGCCCTGCATTGTTGCTAGAAACTTCTAGGGGTTTAGGATCTCCTAACAAAGCTTCAAACGCAGTGTTTCCGTCATAGGCTATGTTCGGGTTGAATACCTTACGATTGGTCGAGCTACTTCCGTATAAACCGTCCAGTTCTTCGAGGTTATATTCCAAAGAAGAGACAGATTCGTCATAACTTTCTAAAACAATTCCTAGATTCTCTCGCAAAATTTCTGGCTTATCGAACAGTGAAAGTCTATTCAAAACTGCTTGTAAAAAAGCAAGTTCTTTTTCAGTCACCTGACCTAAAGCACCGCCACTTTTGGATTGCTCTCGCATCTTCTGTATTTCGGCAAAACCGATGTTTGCCACAAGCATTTCCAACTTGCCTTGTATTGTCTTTTCATCAGTTCCTGGGATGTACTGCAAAACACCGTCGATTGCGCGGGTTGATCCTTCCAACAGGCTCATAACCTCTTTCACTTCTCTTTCAATATCATCTCTTTTGCTAGAAAAACTTCGTATTGTTCTTTGCATACGAGGTCTGTCTGCGTGGTACACACCTTGCGCTTGTGTGAAGTTTTCAGATACAGCCAGAATTTCCTTTTGCTTTAGCTCATCGTTGAAATCAAACTTGTAACCAACAAACTCTCCGGTTTCTTTGTTATACAAAGCCACACGACCATTAGTATCTGTTACTTCTCTATATTTATCTCTAGTCACTAGCGCAGCGCGTTGCTCTGACAGAGGAGCACCTTGCTCGGCAAGTCGCTGTGCCGCAGCTTGTGATTCAACAGTGTAAAAATCAGGATTGTTGCTTTTGAACAGGTTGGTTTGCGCGTTTGCATTAGTACGGTTAGTAGAAGCCACATATCTTTGATTTCGAGCAGCCTCTAAAGCCGTAAACCGACTATCCTTCGCCGCGTCATACAAATTCGCGTTTTCTCCGTTAAGCGAATCGAGTTCTTTTAGACGTTGTTGATGGCGTGATTGCACTTCGCGGCTAGGGTCGTTGTTAAAAGCCTGCCCCCCTGACAGAATATTGAATGGCAAGCCGATGGTGTTTCGAGCCACATCGGTCACGGTGTCTCTGAAGCGGAACATTGGATCTCTTAATTGCTCCTGCGCTCTCGCTGTCTCTCTAGCACGCTCTTGAGCAATCAATCTTTCATTATACTGACGGGTTGCAGCCGCTGGATCGCGATATGTTTGGGGGTTAGGCAAAGGCGGTCCCATCTCACCTATAGCCAGTTCTTGAGGCGTGCGGGGCAAAGCCGTCATAGTTTGTTCCGCAAACTCTTGCGCCACCAAGTTTTTAGCCTGCGGCGTATACGCCTGCGTTATTGGCTTGTTCTCCGCCAAGAACTGAGAGTTGGCAATGTTCTCAGCATCTTTCGAGGAAACAAGATCCAACGCGCCACGGTTAGTGAAGCTGTCAGCTATGTAGCTAAATATTCCCATTATTTTTCTCTCTATTTAAAGCCGAAGCCGACATTCATACCGCTGCTCTTACCCGTGCTACTGCTGGTTGCTGATGACAGGTTATTAGGCGCACCCACAATTTGGTTGTAGAAGTTCAACGAATTGTATGGTGCCATCTGTTGACGGTATTGCTGATTTAAAAGCTGCTGCTCGTAGTCGCGACCATACTGGCCTGACGCTTGCGCTCTATCTAACCCAGAGCCAATCATGTTGGCCCCTGTTTGCTGCATACCCACACCCGCTGCGCCACCTCTGAAGGCCATGTCCGCGCCAAACTGGTTGTTTGAGGTGTTAGCGTTGAACGCCCCTTGACCTACGCCGGTTCCGAACTGACGGGCTTGATTGAATTGCCCTGCGTTAAACTGATCAGCTTGCTGCTGCCGACTAAGGTTGTTCTGCAACTGGTTTCCACCCATCGTGAAACCCTGCGACCTCAACTGGTTCTGCTGCCCAGCGTTGAACTGATTAGCGTTTTGCATAAAATTAGCGTTAGCCTGATTTGCCCCTTGCTGGAATCCAGCGTTCTGGCTTGCACGCCCAGCCTCAATTCCCAACGCTTGGTTATATGCATTGCCGCGCATGTTGGAGGCGATGTCCGCCGATCTGTCGTTAGCGCCACGGGTTGCTATCGCATCCATCACAGCCCTTCGGCTTGAACCGCTGTTGCCTGACGCGGCAGCGGTTGACGCATTACCTGTTAACTGGTTTTCGTTAAGGTTGCGCGTGATATCTCTTGTTGAGGCATCGATCTGCCCCTGCAACACATCGTTGTTGATGTAGTTGCTCAAGTTGCTTTGATCAAAACCTTGGTTTACGGCGGAGTTCATGCTGGCTGGGCCAGCGGTAGACGCGCTGTTGCCCATGTTGTTAGCCATTCCAAAGTTTGCGCCGCCGCCCTGCGCGGCATCAAAACCTTGAGCGCCGTTGGCGTATTGGTTACCCGCACCAAATGCGAATCCCGCTCCTTGCATTGGCCCACTGCCCATAGCGCGGTTGGCGTAGTCCATAGCACCGCCGTACCCTACAGTCGCCATGCCATTACCAAATTGACCCATCGCGCCACCGGCGTTGGCTATCATGTTGCCGCCAGCGTACTGGTCATTGAGCGTGTTGCTCAGGTTGTTGTTAATACCCGCCACACCCTCGACAGGCATACCGCCAGAGTTAAGATCTTGCGCTTGCCGCATCAAGTCTTGACGGTACGGCTGTTGAGTCGGATCAACATATGTATTTGAGGAGCTATTTGAACTGCTCTTTGATTTGTTTTTTCCGAAACTAAATAAACCCATCTTTTTTTCCTATGCTATATGCGTCCAAGCATTCGTGTCGTAATAGTACAAACCCCTTCCAGAGCCAGGGTTCCAAGCCGTTCCGTCCGCGAACACCACCTGACCAGTTTCTGGCTTTGGTGGCTCCGCGCTCAGAACCGGCAGCGTTGTTGTTTGCCCCGCAACGGTAAACCCGTTGGCGATCCGGTTAAGCTCTTGAACCAGCCAGCTTCGCAGGCCGTTTGTTGTGTTGGCAGATGTAGAAGAGGGTATGTAGCTCATCTACCTGCAACCTCCTGAACGTCGATGTCCAACCCCGTCAGTCGCCAGTAATCAGACGCTGATGTTGACTCGATTCGCAAAGCGAAGTACCTGCCGCTGGTTCGGAAGTCAATCTTGTGATCCGACTCGACGTTGAACGTCTTATCTACCTGCCAACGGATACCATCTTGCGGCGCGTCAGATATGCCAACTTGTACTCGGACGGTTCCAGTGCCTTCCATCTGAGGCATTATCCCGTTTAGCTGCTTTATGTTTCGTGTCGATTTACCCAGCACTTGATCTAAGTCGATCTTCGTCGCCTCAAGGTAGGCGGACATGGTGGCACCAGATAGACCGTTAGTGTCGTTCATCAATCTGATCTTATTCCCAACCGAGTCGGCACCAAAAACCTTGATGTTGTTGGCCTGCGTCCCAAGGCTCACGTTTGACCAATAGTCTGTGGATTCATTCCAAGTCGCGCTAGAGTTTGTGTAGTTGCCGCTTGTGTCCATTCGGTCAGCTACCGTCAAACCCCTGACGTTTGGGAGATCAACAAAGGTAAATGCGTCTTGTGTCCAGTTGTACACCAGCGCACGATTCGCAGACTGCGAGTCCGTTGCGTCCTGATCTGCGTAACAAATATAGACCTCAGTGCTGTCCGGTATTGCCTGACAGAAAACAGAGCGCGTGTCGGATAAGTCGTTAAAGAAGGTGCGCCTGACCTTGTTGTCTACGATGCTGCGCTTCTGCGACCCATCGTGTAAGTAAATGTCGTTCTGGCCGACCACAACGTGACCGTTAGGAATGGATGCAACAGCGCCTCTGTTGATGATGCCATCGTCGTTAAAGACATCCCTGAAGCTAAACACTAGCGGGAACCCTATAAAGTCCATAGCGAACACGCCGCGCTCGGCGTAGATTATGTTCGAGTTGTTTAATGTTAATTGATCGACCAACTCGCCGTTGGAGCCGCCTAGTGTTGTCTCACCCGACAAGTTGGTTGTGCTTGTAATGTCGTAGCTGCTGGGTATTCCAGACGGGTCATACTCATCGGACCAGCGGACGGTGAAGGGCCGCTTGCTGCTGCCAAGCTCGTAGCCAGTCATAACTAAGAAGCTGTTAAATGGCTTTAGGCACTGCGTGACCAAGTTGCTGGGCCACGAGGGTAGGTCGGCAAAACGAGTTCCGGATGGGAGCATATACTGCGGAGGCTCAGACCCGTTGTTCATCATCATCGCCGTACCAAGTTGCGCAGACTGCCATCGCGGTGAGTTGCTGTAGTTGGTCGCGTCAGATGTCTTGGTCACGTTGCTGACCGTGGTTCCATCAAAGCGGTACAGCTTGTTGAGGCTTCCAATGACAAGCGTGTTGTTGCCGCCGTAAAGCCAACCCTGAACGGCGGTGGGGGAGAAACTTAGCGACTCTCGCACGCTGTGACCCAGCGCCTTCCCAATGCGTCCACTGTGGAACGTGACATTATTACCGTCAGGAAATTGCGTGAGTTCCAGATCATACGGATCTTGGTCTGTGACAATGCCGCCAGCGCCGATTTTTCTAAGGGGTATATAAGGCATCAGCCACCTCCCTCGTTAATAAATACGGTGTTCGCGCTTAGGCTGCAAACAGTGCTTGCCACAACCGTTCCGCCGACCACGGCGTTAACCGTGACGTTTGCGAGAGATGATTGCGATTGTGGGGCGTTATAGGTTTGGAAAAGTCGGACAAAGGTCGATGTCCCGCTAGATGCTCCGTAGCTCAACGTGCCGCTGCCGCTCTGGGAGTTAACGGTGAAGGTCCAAGAAACGCTTGTACTTGGACTCGTAAGCACGTTCACCTGAGCCGATGCGTTACCGTTAGACGAATAAGCGGTGCTAGAGCCGTTGGCGGGGGAGGTGGAGAGCGATAGCCGCGACCAGACCTGCGTGCCGCCGACCCAGACGGAGTTGATGACCGTGCTGCCAATGCGAATGTCTGTGATGTTAGTCCCGCCTACAGCAATGGGCATCGCTTAAGTCCTAAAATAAATAGTGTTGGCATCCGAGCCAGATTGGGATCTGCTTATGCTGAAACCATCGACCGACCCCGCGTTAATGCCCATCGCGCTGATTTGAGAGGCTGTCTGGTCCGCCGTTGCGCCAGCTTCAATACCGTTAAGTTTTGTATGATCTGCGTTTGTGAAGTTCTGCTCCGTAAGCCCACCGTTGCCAACGCTGTACGTTGTGATTGTGTCTGTGAATACAGCATTAGCGGGGACGGGTGTCTGAACCCGACTCAAAGGAGATTTATCATTCAATGCTGTTTGCAGCCCGTCAACATTAGCAATCGTGTGGTTGTGACTGTCGTCTGCAATAGCCACGGAAATGCTTGCGTTGGCATCGCCTCGGATTGACCCGCTGCCTGACACATCGCCGGTTAGTGATATGGTTCTCGCCGTAGTCCAGCGGCCTGCGGTGGAGGCCGTCCCCGCGCTGCCGCTTACATTTCCTGTCACGTTTCCGGTCAAAGCGGCTGAAATGGTGCCTGCGCTGAAGTTGCCAGAGCCATCGCGCTTCACGATCTGTGAGGCGGTGTTGGCGTTAGTGGCTGCGTTAGCTGCGGTCACCGCGCTGTTGATCGCGCTGTGCGTTCCAGTGACTGCGCCAGCCACGTTCGGGAAGGTCGCCTTCACCGTGGACTTGAGCAAACGAATGTGGTTATCGCCATCTGATATGTTGTCGGAGCTTGTTGGGTTGGTTACCACCAAGCCGCTTATGTATGTCGTTGACTCAAGTGCCATTATCGGCTCACTCCTGTTTTCTTTTCGTAAGTTCTCATCGCGCCCAAACCGAGCATTCCCATCAAAACAGGCATCATGGTTTCTAGCGGCACTAGCGGTATAACAACGTCAACCTCTATCAGAGCCAATACAAAGTTAGAGAATGGTATTGTGATAAAGTTCCCAAACATGCCCAGCGTACAAACCCAGCCCAATGCTGGCCTCCAGCCGCTAACAAATATACTAGTGTGCGCTGCTTCTATTTTATTTATTTCTAACTGACCCTTCATAAGCTCTTGATGATGTTGTTCAGACATCGTGGCTATCTCGTGGGCCAGAGCGTTCTTCTGATCCTTATCTTCGATGAACTTATCCAGCAGTCCTGTGACTGGGCCAACTAAACTTGCGACTATACTCATACGTTGATCGCTCCTGTCGCGAGTATCCCAGCGAAAATTGTCATCCCGATCCAAAACATTCGCTCACCTTTATCGAGCGTAAAGTGATGAACCTGCGTCTGCCCCTCTAGATCGTCAACTCGACTGTCTAGTTCTTTGACCTGCGCAGCCAAGGTGTCGTTGTTTTTGAGTATGGTGGTCACGCGCTCTTCGATACGGGCCAACGAAATCAGTGACTCGTTGATTGCGTCGAGCTTCTGCTCGAATCTGTCCAGCCTTTGCTCCCGATCCATTAGTAAGTCCACATCACTGGCTCGGAGTCTCTTGTGTCTAGATGCACAAAACTTTTCGCCACACCGATGCCTTTGAATCCATGCTCAAGCGCCTTGCTGACTAGTGCCATCCTTTGCAATCCGTTTGTTACTTGGATGTCGGCGGCATCTCCGCGTGTATGCCGTCCACCGACTTTCTTCGTTTTCTCGATGCTGTGGTCCTTAGATCTGAACCCTGATGTCACAACAAACGGGAACCCGCACTCATGGCGCAGATCGTCCAGAGCCGCAACGAACTCTGGCTTAATGCCGTTCTCGCCGGTTTCGCTGCACGCAAAGTCCTCGATGTCAAAGTATCGAAAATCCATAAAGCTCCAAAAGGGGGTTGTGTGCTGTCGCGGACGCGGTATAGCAGGTTAGTTGTTGTTGATTCTACTCAAAGTTGTAATTAAATCAAAGGCTTAAGTCCAAGGAACTCCTGATGCATTAGTGGGCGTAATCTGGAGGTCTATGTTTGCTTGCAATGACGTTTGAATTTGATCCTTGTCTACACCATTGGCAAAGCACCAATCGAGGCATTGTTGCTCTGTAACGCTGTCGTAGGCTGTCCAGTCGCTTGCTGAAGGATCTGGAGTAAAGCCGCAGGTTCCATAGCTAGTTGCTGTATAAGTCACAGCGTCATCGCCAGTACCTACAGTCTGTGAGGCGTTAACGCGCCAGTGTGCTGTGGTAATACCACCATCACTTAGTTCTCTGTCACATTCAGGAATTGCCCAGTTGAATGTAGTCATCTAATTGTTCTCCAGTTGTTGTACTTTAGCCTCTAAGGTTTCAATGCGTTCCATTGCTTCTTGCAACGCAACCATGCCTTTTGCGTAAAGAATGGACATCTTCACAGACTTAGTAGTCTCACCTGTCAATCTTTCTTTTTGCTCTGTGACAGCATTACCATCTTCGTCTAAAACATCATTGCCATCATCATCGGTTACAGTTTTTTGGTAAAACTCTTTGTCAGGGGACTCACTTACAAGACCATTTAGCCCCGCCGCTTCCAACTCTTGAGCTACCACACCGAGTTGATAGGGAGTATTCGGGTCAGCAATAACGTCATCCTTGAACCTAAACTTCCTGAATTTAATTGCTTTGAAGTCTTCCCACTGATTATTAGCGTCTGCAATGTCTTGCTTTAGTTTTTGATCAGATAAAGGACCGAAGCTGTTATTCCGGTTTACTACATTACCGTTTGAGTAGACGTAAAAGTTATCTCTAGCTGCTGAATTGCTATAGCCTCGTAGGAAATAACCATTTGAATTATTCCTTTCATTGCCAACATTGATGATGATTCCAGCGCCGCCTGAATTTGGGTTGTACACATACATAGCGACAGATGCTATGTCTGTTGAAAACTGATGGTATTCGCTACTTGATATATAGCCGCTATTATTGCCTTTTGCCTGAAATGATCCTCCTGCTGTCAGTCTTATGCGTTCTGCGCCGCCAGAGTAAAACTCCAACGTATTAGTAGAGCCTTCTAACTTGAATCCTGAACGCACATCGCCGCTAGAGCCACCAGAGTAAGAATAAATATAATTGTCGCCAGAAGTAGCCACGCTGCCATTAGTGATATCAATACCACCAGCGGCAGGTATTCGGAGGCGTTCTGGGCCTCCTGCTCTAAGGACTATATCGCCGGTAGCTTCTATTAGGAAATCATCTCCTGTCCTCTCGGAGTAAAGGTATGCAGTGTGGCCGGCAGAGTTCTTGAGAGTTATTGATGCTCCTTGACCAGTTGGCCCCGATATAGATAAACCTCTATATCCAGTCCCTGCTAAAGTGGGAGTATCAGTGCCAATACCCACGTTACCTGCGCTGTTTATTCGCATGCTCTCTGTGTTGTTAGTCAAGAATGATAAATAACCAGCGCCAGTAGTACCAAACTGAAACCCACTGGTTGTTGCGGATAGGACGTTGGTAAACTCAGTGCCAGTAAAGCTTATTTCATTTGTGGCATTAGCGTTTGGTAGGGAAAGAGTGCCAGAGAACGTAACATTTTCACTAGCATCAATAGTAATCGCCGTGGCGTTGGAGTTGTCAACAATGCCGGTTGACAGCAGCCCTCTGGAAACTTTTGTTAGCGCCATATTTTACTCCGGTAAAGCATTAGCGGCTTGTGCAGCCTTGCAAGCCGCAATAGCATCTGATGTATGGAAAGTATCGCACATGGCTTTTACCTCTGTGGATTCACCAGACCAATCGTCTGTAGGCATCACGACATGGCGATGAAAGGATCTACTGACCTCTACGTCATCTTTGCTAATTACTGTAGCAGTTCGCACTTGAATGGCTTTCCAGCCTTGGCAGTCTACTACTTCAATCTTGTCTTCTATTGTTGCTTCTGTAAGTGCCATTTTTTATCTCCTGTTGGTATGGACTGTCTGTGCCTAGAGTCCACTAGGGTTATGGTTGTAATTAGTCGTCCGTATAGTAAGTGCAAGAAACCATAACGTATCTGGGAAATCCATTTAACCAAGTATTGCCGCTAGTGTTACCGTTAGTACTGCAATATAATTCCGGATTACTGCTATTTGTGAAAGCTTGTACATTATTGTTAGTAAATGCCTGTGTGTGAGCAAAAGAGGCTGTAGAGTATTTTCCGGACTTTGGCGTAAAAGGCAGGCTCGCGATTCTGGCATTGCCGCTAACGGCATTTGCAACCGTGAAACCGCTGCTGTACCACTGAATATGAACCATTGCACCAATTTTGATATACAGTGCTGGTGCGCCAGAGAAATTTACAGAGTCACACCCAACTAAAGTAGGTGTCCATGCGCCTTCCTCATAGTCATCCAGCGTATTACCCGCAGCATAAACACCCGCGCCTGTTCCTAGCGTCACACCAGCAGGAACAATAAGTTGACCTGCTTCTTTAATGCGTACTTTTTCCGATTGACTTGAACCTGTTAGAAAATTCATGTCTCCTGAGCAAGCAATATTCATAATTTCAGGGGAAGCACCGTGGTCATACCCAATAAATCCACGATACGCTGCTGATCCAGACGTACCATCAGCAAACATCAAATAGGTTTTTTCAGTAGTGGCGGATTCAATAGTAATACCCCCTTCGTCTGCCGCAGCAACTACAAGGTTTTCAGCGTAGTAGTCAGCGGGATTTGTGACACCTAAGCCAATATTTTCTGAACTATCAATAGTTATAGCAGTGGCATTACCTCCGTCCACAATACTTGGAGTACTTGACAGCTCACTTGGTATTTCTGTTAGCGCCATTTAATTATTCTCCAGCCTTTGGGTTGGCTTCTTTGATTGCTTTTATCTCTGACTTCCAAGCATCAACGCCGTTGTGGTAGATGTTGTCTAACTGATCCTCGATGCTTGGGTATGCAGCCGCTCTTCGTTCTGAGTAGGTGATATCAGCCTCAACTTCAGATTTAGTTTTTTCTCGCACGGGCGCAGGCATACCTTCCTCGTCTGCCTCGCCGTCAGCAACGGTGGTTACATAATTGTCAGCAACAGCTATAGGGTTCGGAAATTCAGAAACTAGGTCAGCGTGGAGCTTTCTAGCCTGAATATGGAGAGTCCCGTCATCTTTGAAAAATAGGTATTTCATTAGTCGTCAATCCTCACCCATGAAGTCCATGAAGTATTAAAGCTGCGAACGTACGTTGCTGGCCCTGACAACAGAGTTGCAATCTGGGCTGTGACGTTGCTTTGATTGCCATATACGATTACTGAGTAGTAGGCGACAGAGGGGTTGTTGCTGTTGGTGTTTCTGCTGCGGTAAAAGCCGGTTTTTTTCAGATCGTTCAGGTTGCCGACATACTCGCCATTATCAGCGTTCAACATTGTGCCACTGATACCACCGACTGCGGATATGCGGAGGTGTTCTGTTGCATTTGTATAGAAGCGCATTTCGTTGCCGACATGATTATAATAAATCATCCCTGCTCTTGGGCTGCCGCTGTCAGCAAATCTGATTGAACCCACCGAAGAAGCAGACGATCCGATGGTGATTCCAGCCGCGCCATTTTCTTGAATAACAAGATTGTCTGCATCTGCGTCTGAAGAGATTGACGCACCGCTGCCAATATTCACGCTGCCTGAATTGTTTATTGTCAAAGCCGTTGTCCAGCTTATTGCTGCGTTTGCTGAACCTGATGCTGCTACATCAAATATATGTTCTCCATTTTGCTGCTTGTAAATAACAGCCTCATCGGTTTCAAGATATTTATATGCGCCGTCAGAAAACACATTGCTGCCCAGTGCAGTGATATCAGTTGCTCCCGCTTGATATTGACCTACAAAACCAGTAGCCCCCAATTGCAACGCAGTCCAATTTGCGTGCCAAGCACTTGGAGTCATGCCAATCCCCACGTTGCCTGTATTGTTGAGGGTCATTCTACTGCCCCAGCTAGAACCGTTATAGGTAACAAACTGTAAGTCGTTTGTTCCCGTAGTGCCTATAACAGAATCACCATTACTACTGTCCGCGCCCAATCGTATTCCGCCGCTTGTAGCACCAAATAAACCGTAGACATCGTAGTTTGTGCCTGAAAAAGTGTAATTTGTTATGGCACAATCAAGCCCCGTATCTGGTGAACTAGTCCCGATGCCCACGCTGCCACCTAAAATGCGCATACGTTCTGAGCCGCCTGTTGCAAACGCTAAAACATCATCTGAGTGCGTGTAATTTATATAACCACTGTAAGCTCCTGCTCCAGTGCCGTCCCCAAATTGTATTGTGTTACCACCTGTCGTACTGCTTAAAAACTGTACACGGACATTGGTGTCTGAAGTGCTGCCCACAGTCAGCATCTCTACTGGGGACGAGTTATTGATACCCACTCGGTTATTCGTCGCATCAACCACCAGCGTGTTCGTGTCTACTGTCAGTGCTCCAGTAACCGTCAAGTCACTGGGGGTAGTCAAAGCACCAGACAACTTAGCGGAGGTGACCGTGTTATCAACAGGCACGTTGATCTCTGTCTGAGTGAACGTCATAACCTCAACAGCAGACCCAGAAGGCGGCGCGGTTGAGAAGGTCAGGGTGGTGCCAGAGACACTGTAGTTCGACTTGCTTTGATAAACGCCGTCTATTGTAACTATTGTGTTGTTCAAATTGACCGGCGCTATAGACAGCGTAAGAGTTACGTCAGAGCCATCACCCGTCATGCTGTCGATGTTTAAATTTGATCCCGACACCGCTGCCGCTACCGAGTAGACAACAATCTTGCGGTTGTTGGCGGGTGCCGCGCTAAATGTCAGCGTGGTAGCGCCGCTTGCGGTTGCGATGGAATAGGCATCTTGCGTTTGAAAAACACCGTCGATGAAAACCAACAAAGAGCCTTCAGAAGAGACAACCTGACTTAGCGCATACCCCGTGGTCGAGCCGTTCGCTGTGAAGCTGTCCGTGGTGAATGTGTTAGTCCCGCCACCTCCAGCGATTGAACCCCACTCGGTGGTGTAGCCCTCAAATGCTTGTGTGGTGCTGTTGTATCGGAATCGACCAGCGCCGTCTGCGGGTCGCTGCGCCGTGGTGCCAACCGGCACCGCAATAGCGTCAGTGTTAGATGCAGCGTCGAGGCTAACGGATGGGGTTGTGTCGTTGATGCCTACGCGATTATTGGTGCCGTCTACCTTCAGTACGTTAGTGTCGAACTGTGTACCATCGCTACCATCGCTACCGGCTAGGCCTTGTACGCCTTGTATGCCCTGATTTCCTTGCGGACCCGCAACGGTTGAGTCCTGACCTGCTGGTCCCTGCGGACCTGCAACGGTTGAGTCCTGACCCGCTGGCCCTTGCGGACCTGCAACGGTAGAGTCCTGACCCGCTGGCCCTTGTATACCCTGTGGACCTTGAGCGCCGGTGTCGCCTCGCGGAACGCTCAATACACCAGTGCTGCTGTTGTATGAAGCGGATGAACCCGCCGCGCCGGTTGATGCGGTCAGTCCGGTTATGTCGTCGCGTGCGGAGGTGGCCTCTGCCGCCTTAGTTGTCGCTGTAGCCGCAGAAGCAGATGCCTCTGACGCTTTAGTTGTCGCGGTAGCGGCGGAAGCCGCGCTTTCAGCGGCTTTTGTTGAGCTTGTGGCTGAAGATGACGCGCTCTCTGCGGCCTTTGTTGTACTGGTCGCAGCGGAGCTTGCAGATGAAGTTGCAGATGCGGCGGCTGCGTTCTGCGAGGCGGTTACCGTAGCCTCAGAATTTGAGGCATCAGACGCGCTGGAAGCGGCAGAATCTCGCGCTGCTTCGGCTGCTACTTGAGCTGCCTCTGCCGCAATCTTGGATGCCAGTGCAGCAGCGTCAGCTACACTCTCGACTTCGCTACCGATGTGCTCGAAAAATGAGGCCATATCTTAATATCCTAGTTGAACCTGAGACGAGGCTCCTGAGTATTCTGAAGTCTTGGCGTGCTGTAACGCCCTGCCCATAGCCGTCTGATAGGCTCCTTCCCAACGAGAACTGTCGCTGCCCAGGTAATTAGCAGCTTCCACTAATGTGCCGTAAAGATAGAGTTCGGGCGCTGTCTGGAATATAGAATTAGTGCTTGAAGTCGCGGAGAGATTGTCTGGGGTGAAATAGTAAATAATTCGCAAAGTGTCACCCGCCACTTGAGTTGGGTTTGGGTAAACAAGAAATTTAGACTGCTCTCTTGCAAAAACTTCTGGGGCAACACCGCTGCGATCTATGTAACTGTGCAACTGCGTGAGTGATACGCGAGACAACGGGTTGTAGTTCCAGAAGAGATCTTTGACCTCTAAATAGTCAGAGGGAACCGAAGCGTAACCGTCCTCGCCTAGCGTTAGGTCCGCAGTCTTCTCGTTAATGGGCGCTCTAAGCTCATGGAAGATACGATTCTCCGCAAGCTCTATGAAATCTGGTATGACGCTTGTTAAGTCTTCTCTGTTAAGCCAGTCGGCTACTGAAAGTTTCAGGCCGTCATAAGTTGTAAGACTCATAGTCTACCGCCTCTAGTTCTTAAATATGCGTACTCAGGCGAGTTCAGCTTTTTCTTTATTTTCTGCTGGTCTTCGTAAGTTGGGGCCATCATATTGATCCCTTCTTTCATCCACTCCATAACAACCACGGCGGGTATAGACGCTACTCTAGCTGTGTCCCCCCACTTAGCGTGCTTATCTACTTCGTTTGCGTCCCGAATGTTTTGGGAAATAATCGGTGAGACATCTTGCGTATGCGCTACATGCAACTTGTCTTCCATCTCGTCGTGAACTATGTGGGATTTTAAATCAGACATATATAACCCTGTGTAGTTTTGACCTTTGTTAGTTGTAATCTCAGGCGTAGAAAAAGGTGCCTCCCCCCGAAGGGGGAGACTTGCTCAGGGGAGGAGTGAGCAAACTTTACGCAGTTAGCGCGTCGATCTTGCCGCTTGCCTTGTCGTTTTCACAAACCAAGGTTAGTTCGGTAAGCATCTGTCTTCGATCTGAGTCACCAGTTTTAGCCAGTACAACAGTCTGCATCGGACGAAGTACAGCGCGTGACCAATACTCAGTATCCAGAACCAACACGGTGTTCGCATTGAGGAATCTGTTAGGAACGACTGATACCTGTCCGAATGGACTTATAATTATGTCCACAGAGTTCACCAGAGTAGTTCCGGTAGCGAAATCACGCTGACGGCCTGATGCTGTCGCGAAACCTGCAACTGTTACAGAGTGCGAAGGAGTTACTTGAACCTGATTAGGCTCACCACCTTCCTCATAACACTTTTGCAAAACGTCTAACAGCAATGCTTCGCTGAGTGCTCGATTCGAGCCAGCGGTGTTAGTCGTTGCAGAAGCGATCTGGTTCGCAGCAGAAGTTAACTGACGCGCAGTTGTGCCGTTACCAGCGGTTCCAGCTTGTCCAGCGCCTACGAAGCTGTGCTCGATGTCGCGCTTGATTTCCTTACCGGCTTTAGCGATAGCGTATGCTAGATCGCTGGTGCGACCATAGGTGCCTACTGCTTCTGCGGTGCCAGAAACCTGAACTACCTTGTCAAAGATTTGCGTGTTAGCAGTCTTTACGGTCTGAGTGATCGTAGAGGCTGTACCCGCATCGGAACCTTCGACTTTTGCATTCGCCGCCACAGCAGCCAATTCGTCTTGGAGCCATTGGTGCAGAGTAGCTGACGCAGTTGAAGAGCCGATGCTAGAAAGCATTGGTGTGTTTGTTGGCGAGATATCGTAAATGATGTCTTCTACGTCTTCGCGCTTTCCGACCTGATCAAAAGTTTTGAGGGTGCCTGATACTGTTGGCATTTTATTTAATCCTATTCAAAAGGGCAGCAGCCGCATCGTCTAACGTACCGGACTTTCTTAATCGTTCTCGCGTTTTACGAGAGCTTTCGGACTGAACCGCTTTGCTAGAATCCGCTTTGCCACCTGACAAAGTTTTAGTTGGTGACGGCTTAATTTTCTTTTTAGCCGTAACCTGTTTTGCCTGATCGAACTGCATCGCTTTCCACAACGCTGTTATGACTCGGTGGTCGGTGATTTGATTAAACTCCTCACCTGTCACACCTAAATCTTTTTGAGCAAAATCCCCGATCTTGTAGTACAGATCGTTATTCCAGTTGGGGATATTCGTTTTCAAAACAGTCAGACTTTCAGCCGCAGCTTCTTTGTGGGCGTTCTCGTTCTGTTGCTGTTGTTGTTCCTGAAACTGAGTCGCCTGCGCCTGTATATAGTTGTAGGTGGACTGAGTTTGCTCAAAAGCAGCTTTAGCTTGCTTATACTGATCAGGATTTTCTACGGCTACAGCTTCCCAATTCACACCTTGAAAGCGTGAAATGTCTGCGTTAGCGGCAGATAGAAGGGCGTTCATGGTTGCTTCGGTCTGCTCGGTTTGGGCTTCAAAAGCCTTCCGCTGCTCGGCTACCAATTGCGTCTTCTTTGTGTAGTCGCTTTGTCTGAGGTAACCAAGTTTCAGTTCTTCGGCTGTTAAGCTTTCGCCATCAACCTCAAACTTCATCTCTTCAGATTTTTCCTCGTCAGAATCATCGGTTGGGTCGTTATCGACCTCCTCCTCTTCGGGGGCTTCTTCTTCTGGTGCCTCTTCAAACTCTGCGTCTACCGTTTCGGCTTCGTCAGCCTCTTGACCGGATTCTTCCTCACCTTCGGGTTGTTCCAACTCGGATTCCAAGAGCGCGGTTAATCTGTCGATCTCGCTTGAACCAGAAGAGTCCTCTAGGGTCTGTTCTCCTAATTCGTTTTCTACTTCTGCCATTTTACTCACCATCTTGTTGCTTACGCAACTCTAAGTTGTTGATTAGTTGAGCAAATTGCTGAACGAACATCTGCCCAGACTTAAACATTGAGTAGAGTCTTTCGCGCTCTTCTTGTGCTTCAGCCGGAGTTTGCAATATCTGATCTACTATCCCCTGGTTCATCATCTGGAACGCTTCGTTAAAAACTTGCGAGTTCATCAGGTTTTGAGCCTGATCTGCTTTAGTTTGTATTTCGTTCAGTTCCATCGTTTCTAGGTCGCTCATCATTAAAGTCCTTTACGGGTTGCTTTGGCTTAGGTTTCCTCTTGCGAGGTTTCTTTTCTGGAGGGGTCGCAGCAGACTGCTGCTCCCTGTACTCCGAAAACTCTTTGAAGGCTTGCTTGACGTTCTTGTGGGAAGACTTCTTCTGGTCAGTGGCCTTCTTAATAAAGCTGTTGAATCGAGAAACGTCACTCATTAGCCGATACTCACGTTGCGGTTTTGCGTTTTTTCAAGAACCAGTTCAGCTTCGTCCATTTTCATCTGATGCTTCATCTTTTCTGCATCCATGAGCAAACGAGAGTCCTCGTTCTCTTCTTGATGCTCCTGCTTGTCGCGTTCTATTACGCTACGGTTTTGCTCCTTCAAGATGTCTAGCTCTAACTGGCCTTCTTGAACGCTAACCTGCCGTTGCAGCATTTCTGCTTGAAACTCAACTTGCTCCATCTGCATCTGCTCTTGGCGCTGCGCCTCTTCCTGCTGCTGCTGCTGTTGCTGTTGCTGCATCTGCTGAAACTCTGGCGAATTTGGATCTGCTAGATACGCAGCCGCGTCTTTGATGTTTAGAAGATCAAACGCTCTACTGAGCATCGCGTGCCGCTGCTGCTGACCATACAAACCGCCAAGAGTTGGGTCTTGTGGGTTTGATGTGAACTGGGTGTCCAAGCTCAACAGCATCTGAGCTTCTTGTGATTGCTCATCTGGCGTTAGCGCAACTGCAACGGTCATCTCAGTTCGATCACCAAGGAACGCAGGATTTACCGGAACAAACTGCCCGTCTAGCTGTAACAGCTTCTCTTCTTTTTCGTACTCAACTGCAAGCCTGTACAGGTCATGCATTAAAGGTTTTAGGAAGTTCTCAGCCAAGTTACGCGCCATGATCATCACACGCCGATTACTTGCGTTCATAAACGTGTTAATCAAATCACTGGAGTTTTGCTTGCTGACAGCAGTAGAGTCCATGCCCCTGCTCATGCGGCTAGACCCCGAACGCGCCTCCTTCTCTTTCTCAAAATTCTCTATAGCTGTATAAACGTTTCCGTTTAGCTGCGGAGTTGGAAGAGGTCTAACCACTGATTCGGGGTTTGGCGAGTTAACGTCAATCACCGCGCCAACTCTGTTGTCTAACAAGTCGCGTGGGTTCTTAACCAACGATAAGTTGGCTACCCAACGGCTTGTTGTAGTTAAGAACAAATGATCGACCACCCCACGCTTCAACGATGACTGCGTTTTCTGCAAGTCGCATAGAACGTCAGCAAGGCTCATGCCGTAGAAGCGATGCGGTAACGGGAATGGGCAGAAGCTGCGGAACGGCATCTCACTGACCAACTCAACGTCTAGCATTACTCGTCGGCTGTGTATGACCTTATAGTAGACACAGGCGTTGATCTCTTCGTCGTACTTCTTAATGTAGGACTCGTATAGCGTGACGTACTCTCTGTCCTTAGAGTCGTTTATCCCTGTTGAGTCTTTTCGGAAACTGTCTACAGAGTCCCGCCCTAACGAGCCGTCCTCCTTCAACATTTCTTCTTCATCAAGACGATCTACAATAGACTGTTCAAACCCTTCCGCTAGAAGCTCACCGCGAGTCCTAGCCATGCGATGGCTGCAAAAGTCGCTTGTCTCTATGTCCTTGGCCCGTGGGCTAATCAAGAAGTCTTCTGGCTCTACCGTCTCAACGCACACCTTACTGGTGTCTATGCGTTTGTGAGCGGTGCCTGAGATAGACATCTCCGCGTACTCAACACCTGTTTGCTGGTCTATTGTAGAAACCATCTCCTCAACAACTTCCAAAGGTGTCATAGAGGGGTCGGACATCATCACATTGAACTCAGCCTCACTGATGCCCTCAAACTCCATCGTTTCGTAACGATAATCGTCCTTGTAGTACCTTTTAACGATCCCCGTTTTCGCAATGAGCGCATCGTGGATAACTGACGAAAGAATTCTCATCCCGTCATTTTGTCTGTAGAAATTATAATTGACCCACGATGTTGCCATGCGTGCGCCCATTACATCTTCGGGCGATTGAGCCTCAAAGCGACAAATGTTTTTATCGCTGGAGAAAGTTTCTAGCAATAACGCTTTAACCCCTTCGACTGCGTCGAACACATCCATCGAAACGTGCTGGCTCCTACCACGGATCTCGTTACCCATAGGTTCACCGTAGTAGTATCGATGACCTTTATCCCTTTGCTCACCAACCTCGCTGTTAGCGTAGGTGTCTGCACTGTCAATATTCTGCTCAAGCGTACTCAGCAGTTCGTTTTCATCAATAGTCGTAATCATGGCTTGTATAAGCTCCTGTTCGTGTGCCGACATTCTCACGCTCTGCTCGATTTTGACCGAAACGAGTCACACTTATTGCGGAATAGCGTGTCGCGTCCATCAAGTCATCGAACTCTTTGTGGATCTTGCCTTTTTTGCGGTGATACCTTCTAAATTCTTCAAACCAAGGTAACAAGTTATTGAAAACCTTCAATCGGCCTGTGCGAAAACGTTCTAACATTTCCATAAGGGCGGGTTCGACGTAGTTTGTGCCATCTGGGTTGGTAAATTTGCCAATCATCAGCACCCCCGACTCTAAATACATTTCAGCCAAGGTCTTGCCACTGCCCTTCTCCGTCGAATCTCCGTCATGGGGGTAGATGACGGGGATATCTTTACCTCTGGACTTGATTACCGCTGCATGTATCGCTGGAACCTCGTCGGCTTTCTTGTAAACGTCATAGACGTATATCGTATCCGTGTCCGCGTTGTAAGCAGTCCAAACAACAGTGGTTGGGTGCGTGATACCAAAGTCAATTGCAGCTAATTTCTTATAGTGAGGCGGTATCTCAAACGGTTCGCACTTCACAGCCTCTTCCGCTATCGGGAACACCATACCTTCGCCCAAAACGGGTATGCCCTTACTCCGCATATCCCGTTGATATTCAGGAATTGCAGCCAGTAACTGCTCCTTTGTATCCTTGTCCAAGTGCTTCGCATCTTCCCATGTGGCGTTTGCCAGATGCTGCCCCTTAGCACGGTTGTCCATAAACTGGGACACTAACTCAGTCACACCATTCTCTGGCGTGAACGTCATCACCACATATCCACCCTTGCCATCGTTGCCAGTGGCTGTGCGAGTTAGGCACTGCGGATAAATAGTGGGGTCAACAGGCTCTTCGTCGATCCAGATGAAGTCTTGGCTCGACCCCATCAAAACGTGTTGCCCCTGCGTGTAACTTTTAAAACTGACCGTGCTTGTGTTGCCTCTGGCATGTCTCACTGCAACGTCCCTGGGCAATCGTGGAGTTCCCATAGCAGGGGTCACTTGGTACACAAGCTTTTGCGGAATCAATCCAGAGCCGTCAAACTTTCCGTCTCCGAGGTAGGCACCGAATAGCTCTTTGACCAACACATCGCGTAACTGCTCTCCAGAAACTCCCAAGCTCCAAAGGTTTACGGGGCGTTTGAACTCTACGCCTTCCCACCATTCTGGATATTCACCTGTGAGGTGAAACGCAACCTCCAACGCCATAGACGCAGTTTTGCCGACACGGTTTGCAGCCATGAGAAGACGCTGCTTGTTAGTCTTACCGGATTTGTAGAAATCAGCTTGCCACGGGTACGGTTTGAAAAACGACATGCGGTTCTCGCGTCTGTGCTGTTTTACCAGTTCAATCGCTTGCGCCAGTTCTTCCGCTTTCTCTTGCTGGGCCTCTGTTAATACCGGAGTCCCTTTTTGCGAACCCTCTTTTTGCGAAGTCACTTCCGCCATAAAATCGCCCCAAGTATGTATCTCAGCATATGGCCCCGTACCCGCCCCACCGGAGTCCCATTTTTGCGAAGCCTAACGACTCCTTTAAGGCACAGAGGGATAGAGGGGTGCCGAGGGGTGTAGCCGCGCCCGTTCAAGGTCGCCGGTGCGCCGATAGTTGCACCAGCCGCAACTCTAGCCCCTACCGCGCCTATCGTTGCGGTTGATGCCGCATCCGACACAACCTCAAAGGCTTGCAGGATCAACCCCGTTGTCGATGAGTGTCTGCATTGCACGCTGCACGTTATGGTCGTGGTCGTGGCTTATGTGGCCCGTAACGTCATGTTCTTGTCGGTCGCTCCAATTAGCCCGATCACGGTTCTTTAGATAGAACTGAGCCGCCGCCACGTTTGGGCGGTCAGGATCAGTAGCGGCTTGGAACAGGCTCGATGTGACCGCTTTGATACCAGCGGCACGCCCTTCTTTAATGGCGCACCCAAAACCATCAGGATCACCACGCTTTCGTCTATCGATGGTTGACGGGCTAACGCCCAACGATTGAGCTATTTGGATTTCGCTCATTCCCTGCGCAGCAAGCTGTCGCACTTGGTTTATGTCTATGTCTACAGGTAGTCGCGCCATCTATGCCTCGTAAGCGTGTAAATGTGCCGCAATTATGCCACCGGATAGCTTATGTAACCTATTGATTTATCTACCTTTTGTATTTATTTCAACTTTTTGTTGATGTTTAGTTGATATGTCAACCGCCGGTTGATATCGTTGGCCCCATCAATAACAAAACAAGGTAGTGGATAAATGACTAAATCAATAACAGTGACAATAAAAACGGTCTACGGGGTCGAGACTGTCTATCCGGTTTGCAGTGACGCGCACACCTTTGCGCAAATCGCAGGAACCAAAACGCTAACTCTTGAAACGATCAGCAATGTGAAGCGTCTGGGCTACAGCGTGGCCTTGCAAAACCAATCGAAGCTTGCACAAGCGTTGGGGGCGTAACAATGGAACTACAAACAATTTATATCGATGGTGAAGCCGTTCAGATAGGCACTCGCTGGGAGGTTTGCCCACGCTGCGCGGGTGCGGGTAGCCACGGCAACCCCGCTTTTGATGGCGCTCCTATATCTAATTTCGATGAAGAATTCCTAGACGGCTATTTTTCTGGGGACTTTGACGTTTCCTGCGCTGAATGCGGTGGGAGAACGACTGTAAAAGTAGATGACCTTTCCTCGTTAACGCCAGAACAATTTAGCAGTTATGAGATCGAGCGCCGCCAAGAAGCTGAAGATCGGCACGCCGACTACATAACTTACCGCGCTGAAATGGGCCTTGGCTGCTAGTTCTAACTGACGAGCGTTGGTTGGTAACCAACCGAAACGCCGCGAGGCGTATTAGAAAACCAAACAAGGGAACCAAAAATGACAATCACAACGCAGCAAATGCAACTTATTAAAGATGTTGTCTCAAAAATGCGGCACGCAATCGACCATAGAGGGTCGAGGCCATATATATCAGATTTAATTCGTAAAGAATCCAAGGGGGAAAGACAGTTCCGCAATGGATGGTGTGCCGGTAGAGAGTACCCGCGCAATTTCGGCCCAAAAATTGCCGGTGAGTTCATGGCGGCTAATCACATTATCGGTTTTGTCCATGACCTTGTCCCAATTCCGAATATCGAAGACGCGCTTTTCTTAAAAGATACATATATAGAAGCGGCAGCGATTGCGGCGGCTTACTTTGGAGAAATACAAGAAGCTGTCCCACACTATCAAGCAATGCAAATCCGCGAAATGAATTACGCAAATTTGGTCGATATGGAGGTGGAGAAGTGAACATATCACCCAACACCAAAGCAAAGCAGTTACACGATATCGGCTTGCGCCTTCGTTTCGTTCGTCGAGGGATTCAGCATCTTCACCAAATGCCCAACAAAAACGAATGTCACATTAAGCAGCTTCAAAAATTAGTGAACGAGTACGCGATTCTCACATCCAGCCGAGGGGTTCAAAATGACCGATAACCGACAAAAACACATCGACAAGGTGCGCAAGCTGTTAAGCATGGCGCAGCACAACGCCAGCAATGAAAACGAAGCGGCAACGGCTCTGCGGCAAGCAGAGTCCTTAATGCGCAGGTATGACATCGCTCACTCCGAATTAGAGGCCAGCAAGCTTAAAGCGGACGATATGATGCGCGGCGACACTAACGAAAGCCGAAATAGTTTGTGGGTTTGGTATTTGGCGTGGGCGGCGGCTAACGTTACCGACACCAAGCCCACCAAGCGGCAAGGGCTAGTACAATTTGTCGGGGTTACTGAAGATGTTCAAATTGCATTGATGTTTTTCGATTACCTGACAAACGTTGTTGAACGATTAGCCAAAAACTATGCGGGAACCCGTTCCGAACGAAACGCTTTTAAGATGGGCGCGGTGATGGGAATCGGCGGCTCCGCTAGAAAAATCCAACAGGAACGGCGTGAAGCTTTCGCGCAAGCCAACACCACCGGCACCGATTTAGTCGAGGCAAAGGGCGCTCTGATCGAAAGCACCTTCAACCTACGCTATAGCAAAGCCAAGCGGGTTAACGTTTCGAGTCTTACCAGTTACCGCGCAGGTTTGGCAGCGGGCAAGAAGGTGTCTTTAACTTCCCAAATTGGCGGCACCAGCCGCTCCGCTATCCGATAGCTGAAAGCGGTAGCGTCGAGCGCATAGCCTCGGTGGTGCGCTCCGCGATGCCGCTCCGGTGTCATTCAGAAAATTAAGGAAGTAAAAAATGGAAATACAAAGCGAAAGAGAATTAGCCGCGTTGCTATTTGGGGTCACCATTGCGGCGGATTTGAATTGCGAACATGAGAGCACGAATTCAGAAACCGTTATTCTGGGTGATTTTGAAAGCATTAGCGTTTGGGTGGGCAAGGATAAGCCCATTTGGGGTGATAGTGATTCGTTGATGAAATACCACGCGATCAAAGGCGTTGAAGTGTGCGCAGAAAAAGAGGCCAAAGCCATTTGGAGCCGCTGGGTTGCTGAAGAAACAAAAACCAAGAAAACCGAAAAGAAGGTGACGAAATGCAAAAAGTAATACCGCCGATTTATAAAAAGTTAACCAAAACCATGATTGAAAAAGGCAACCCCGACTGTTGGGCGGAACTGGCAACTTTCGCCCGTTTGTTTGGTGTCGATTTTGACGCGCTCGAAAACGGGCAGCGCATAGAGGTGCCGCTGGCGTTTACCGATGGGAGTGTGAGCGTTATCCGCTTTTATCGGGTTACCGGCAAAGGTGGGCGCAAAGATAAGCGTTACAGCATCCCCGCCGCTGACCTTCGCGCACAAGCAGTCGTGGGCGATACTATCGCTTTTTCGTTTGCGGTGAACAAAGAGGGCCGCGCTATGCTTTTGGCTAACGTCACCCGACAAACTGATTTGAAACACCTCACAAGTGAAGATTTAGACGTTACGGCGCTCAGTTAGGCTAGGCACGGGTTAGAGCGGTTTAGGCACGGGTTGGTTTTCGCTAACCCGTGCCTTTTTTTTGCTTATAAATCAATGAGTTAAGTCACTAGGCACGGGTGGCACGGGTGGCACGGGTAACTTTCCGGTTTGCTGGGGGGCGGGTGTGCGCGTGCAAGCACGGGGCCAGTAGGCACGGCGGAACGGCTAAACGTACTACTCTTATATTTCTCTCTTAAAATAAAGAGTAATAACCTGTACCACCCGTTCCTTACCTGCAAAGCCGCAACGCAGCGGGATTTCTTGGCACAGGGTGCAAAAAACCAACCCGTGCCTAACCCGTGCCTTTTGGCCTAACCCGTGCCTACCGACACTGCGCCGCTTTCCACCCGTTTTTTCTGGCAAATCTGCTTCAGAGGTGTTTTGGGGTCGTTTTTGAAAACCAAACCTGAAAGGTCAAAAATCTTGAACGGTTTTGATATTGATGTTTGATTTCAAAAAAAAACCCCTCTGAGTAGAGGGGTCTAGGTGGGGGTGGGGGTCGAACGCGAAAGAGATATCACCTCCTTACAAGCCTTGATGCTGTTTCTTTATTTTGCCTATTTGACTCTGATAAGCAAACGTCTTTGCGATCTGTTCCCTGGTCAATATACCCCGCTCACGCTTGTACATGGTCGAGTCAGCGACTTGAATCTCACCGCCCTCATCAAGAAATTTCTGGACCGCGTCAGCAGTTTTTTGCCTTTCAGCTTCTCTCTTTGGATCAGTAGATGGCCTCAATGGATCGTCTCCTCAATCTCTAAAAAATCAACTTCACACCGGCAGCAGGTTGACCAGTACTCGTAAGTCCACCTCTCAACCCGCTGGTCACCATAAGGCTCCATATCGATGCAGATTTCTTCTATGACATCGCAAAGTTTCTGGCACTCGCAGCACCTATAGTCGGTCATTGCACACCCCCTCTATTTTTAAATAGTCGGTGTGCGCTCCGTCCGCCAAACGAGAGCAGTAGGCGGCTTCTGAAGCGAGTGCGTCCTGATAATCTTGCTCTCCTACAAATCCTAAAAGAACGAAAAATAGAGCCGCTAAAGCGGCACTTGTCGCAACGTTCATACTTACTCCTTAAAACCTTCCCAGCGTTCGCGGAAAATGTCTTTAATTTTGGTTACTGTGCTGGGCGCTATACCTAGTTTTTGCGCTATTTGTTTTGCGCTATTGCCTTTTCGCGTGTCACCGACAATCGTGCTTACGATTTCTTCGTCTTGGTCAAGCCTTAAAGCCGTAGCTCCCTTAGAACGTGGGCCGTTAAAAATTCGTAGCAAACGACCATCAATAACGACCCTCGTCGCTTGGTAAAATATATCACTCATTGTTGTATACACCACTTCTTGTTGAAATAAAATGTAGCAGTTGAGCAGATTGATGGCGTATATGATGTTTCGGGGGCCACCATCGTACATCTACTCTGTTTCTCGTCGCAGGAAACCAGCCTATGAAAAGCTTTTTTTTGCGCACAAACTGACGCTGCTACTCGCCTGTTGAGGAAGTGCGCCCCCTAATCTGTGTTGTCCAAATGGAATTTTATTTTCACGCCGTCTGTGTAAACGTTTTCTTCGTCGTAATCGTGCTTAACGTTCTGCGGGACGTACTGTAGCCACTCCGCAAAAGTGCTGCCCTTTTTAAGATCATTACTACGATAGGCTGCGCTCAAAGTTTGAGCAATTACCGCCGCACTCTTATCTCTATGGCAGAACGATTCGCTGAAATCAGTTTCGTGGGTGAAAGGCGAGTCGCAGTCTTCAACGACGATGCGATCTCGGAAAATATTCAGCAGGTCGCTAATATCTTCGATTGTTAACTGCGCGGATAAGTCCCAAATGTCTCCAGCTTTAAACTTTAGCTGACTAAGACTATTTAATTCTTCACGCTGCGAACGGTAAGTGTTTTCTCTGTCGAAAGCGGCAGCAGTAATTTCCTGCCTCTCGTTTCGATCCTCTATCAGTTTGTCATTCTCCCTTTGCAGTTCATTTACTTCTTTAAGTCTTTCCTGCGCTATTTCCGTCAAATTGACTATTTGCGCAGCCTTGCTCACATATGGCACATCATCCTCCTTGAAGAAAACCATAACAGCATTATAGCTTGAAGAAGAATCTAACAACAAAAAGTTAACTTATCAACCGGCGAGATACATTTAATTGCGAAATGACTAATGCATCACATTACATTACATTTTTATCGACAATGTTGTGACACCACCAGAACAGATCGTGCTCATTCATGTCATGTTTTATCAGATTTACGCGCAAACATACAAGCTGAACGTTGCGCGGAGCAAAAATATAACCCTTATCTTGATCTATTCGGTCAAGAGACACGTTCATGTCTTTGCCCTTGCGCCCCTTACCATCCTTGGCTGCTTGCATCCGCACATCGGACAAGGCGCAACGCCCGTCCTGCTCCTGCCAGATCTGCATTACCTGATCAATATTTATGTCCCACTCTAGACCACGCTTCTTCGCACCGTGCTTGGCTTTCGCCACGGTGTTCCGTAGGTAGTCCCGTGGGCTGTTATTTTGGGTGCGGAACTCAGCTTGGGTTCTGCATTTTCGGCATGTGTTTTCAATGGAACCGTCTGGACGCTTATAGAACAGACTGTTTTGCTTGTCCTCCCCACAGACAACGCAAGTTTTTGATTTCATTACATAATTATACTAGAACGGCACTGAATCGTCGCCCCAGTTGCTTGGGTCTAACGGGTCGAGTTTATCGTCTTCGGTCCACTCAACCGTTATGCCCAGATACTCTTCAAAGCTTTTCCGCGCTTTCTTTAAAGTTTCTAACTGCACCGCTCTGAACCGCGCACCACCGGCACGCTTGTGAACTTCCTCTGTGTATATGCCGGTCTTGCGCAGCGCCTTCCAGAAACTGTTCTCGCGGGTTATGGCCTCGTACCTTCCCTTCACGCTTGAAGTGTAGATGGCGTACAACTGTGTCTTGCTCACCTCCTCACCGAACTGAAGCGATTCTCCAGCAATTTTATGCTCTCTGAATTCTGCGTTCTGCAAACTGGCTAACAAAAACGCATCTACTCCACTCAGGTTTTCTAACTTCTGCTCGTCCAGGGCAGCAGTCTGCGGTGCCTTTCGCACGTTAACTGACGATAAGTCAAAGTGCTTGAGGTAATAAAGCAGAGCAGAGCCGCCACCGTTGTGAAACCAAGAATCTAAAGACTCGAAATATTTGCTGTCTTCTTTGCGGCAGTCGCTGATATCGAAGACGGCAAACCGCCGCTCATCCAGCGTAGCTGGCACAACGAAGTCATCGTTACTTGTAAACACAATGCGTGTGTAATTTGGTGCCATATAACCGTCCACACCTTTCTTCTCAACGAAAATCTGGCTGGCAGTAAGTAGGTCTTTAAGTGCCGACTCTGCAGCCTTAGCACCTGCCCAGTACGCCTCTTCCCCGCACAGCAGCAAAGTCTCTTGCAGATGCTTATTAAAGTTGCCGGTAATGTGCTCTGCCTTGCTTGCGCTGGTGAAGTGGCTTTTGACGAGCCAGCCCAGCAGTTCGGCAAACTTAGTCTTGCCTGTACCCTTCAGCCCTCTAAGCACTAGACCGATGCCGATTTTAACTTGCGGCTGCTGAACCATCTGCGCTGCCCATGCGATTATCCAGTTTGCGTTTGCGACATTCCCGTCCGCAATAACGTACGTTATGAAGTCGATCCACGGCTGCACATCACCTTGCACTGGCTCGACTGACCAGCCGCGCCACAGGTTATACTGGTTGATGGATTCACCGTCAGGGCTGAACGCTAAACCGGCTGGGTATGTCTTGCGCTCTTCATGCTCTAGCCACATATCGACTAGATTGACTAGCCTTGGCGTTTTGCCCTCATAGCTCATAACCCGTTGGTTCTGAAACTCTTTTCTTACATCTTCTAGGCCGTACAAAACTGTGCGGTCTTGGAAGATATCGTCGCGCACCACCCGTGCATGGCCTTCAACCAGCACTAGCGACCAGTTCTCCAGCATGTGCGGTAAAACCCCCTCGACCTTTTCCCGCATGACCTCTTCAGCCTCTTCTTTCTTAGCGAGGGATGCTACATAGGCCAGCGTCACCGGCACCTTGCCGTTGCTGTCGAAGCTCTCCCAACGCTTTTCGCACTCCCCGTCTTTGAACTTCTCACCATCAGCAGACCACTCCGCCCAAAGCTGTAGACCTTCGTCATCACCATCAAAGTGGTGGTGTAGAGCCATGCCGACTCGGAACCAGTGATCGTGATCAATGTCTGGATCAACCTTGCAAAGCATCTCGCTCACATCTTCGGCTTCCGCTTCAAACTTCGGACGCAGCGCAAGCAGTTCGTCGTACTCACTGAGGTTGCTGTCCATACCTTTTCGGCTTTCCTGCCAACCGGCCTCGCGTGCCTTGCGTTCAAAGAACTCAACGAACCTCCGCGCCATATCCTCTGTTAACTCAGGTAGTTCTTCGTGATTTACAGAGTCTAACGAGGCGTAGGACTTGAGCCAGCGGTATGGCTTCTGCGTATCTGGGTGCACTCCGAAGGCGACAAACTGCTGCCCGTCACCTAAGACCTCTACGGCGTGCTTGTTGCCTTCCTGACACTCAAACTCAACGGACTTGATCTTTTTGCGCGGGTTTCCGCGATAGGCGAACAGCATCTTTGGCTGGTTGCCGATCCGCGCAGCGGCGATCCCGACATTCTCTTCCAGCCATTTAGCGCATAGCTTAACTAAACTTACGTTTCTGCAATCGACATCGACTGCTATTGTGTTTTTGCACAGCACGCCAATTCCGCTCTCTGGAAATTCTTTTGACCACCGCGCTAAATCCTCATGCGTGGCGTTAGCTTTCTGCCACTCATCTATGCATGGAAACTTTTTACCCTTTTTAATAGGGATGACTTTATAGCCACGATCTATTAACCGCGTTCCGATTTCTTGCAACATAACTCCCCCTTTGAACTAAATCTTGCCGGTCACTTGATCGCACCAATCAGCGCATTCGCGGCATCTCTCTCCAACCATTTCAAAAAGAGCAGCAAGAAAGAAAAACACGATTTCAAAAACTTTGACCGTGTAACCCAACGTTTTATATAGATATTTTGTCACAACCCTTTCTTCCACTCAGTAGCTAACTGTTCGGTTGAGGCGACCAGATCGGGACACAAAGACTGCCATGTCACTTCACCCTTGGTGAGAAGTTCGATTTGACAAGCTCTAGACGCTGGCAACACACCACTTGTCCGCCACTTGCTGATGGCTTGCTTCGTAACGTCAAGCCGTCCAGCGAGTCTATTAAAAGAATCGTTGGCTAAAAGATGACAAGCAAAGTCAAGTTGCTCGATAGCTTTTCTTCGATTCGGATCACTTTGATAACGCATTTCGCAAAATCTCCTTTTAGTTGCGATTTCATGTTGACAAGATAAACGAGGGGAAATACGCTTTGCAACCTAAATTATCACTTTCAACATTTTGTTGAGATTTACGGAGGGTCAATGCAGCAATTTGATTTAGAACTGGACGGCCCTGCTCATGCTGAGTTAAGCGCAAGCTCTGCGCACCGTTGGATAGCCTGCCCTGCAAGCGTTCAAGCCAGCAGAGGGATACCTGACAGTTCTAGTCCCGCAGCCGCTGAAGGAACAGCCGCTCACGAACTGGCTGAACGCTGCTTGTTGACTAGTTCGCAGCCCCACGACTTTTTAGGTGAAACGTTTAACGGTTACTTAGTCAGCAAAGAGATGGCGGATGGCGTACAAGGTTACGTTGATTTCTGCCGTGCGTTGCCACAGCGCAGAAGCTACATAGAACATCGATTAGATTTCTCTATGTGGGTGCCAGACGGATTTGGGACGGCTGATTTTGTGTCGATCCGAGAAGGCGAAGCTTGGGTAGTCGATCTCAAATTTGGGCGCAACATAGTTTACGCGGACTGCGACCAGCTAAAAGTTTACGCGCTAGGCGTAATAAGCGCGTTTGGTTTCGACGCTCAGATCGACATTGTCAATATGACGATAGTGCAACCGCGTCTACATCACACAGACACGCACACAATGCGCGTGACAGAGTTGCTGAAGTGGGCGAAGAATGTGTTGCAACCTGCCGCCACCGCCGCACTGGGCGACAGCCCCAAATATAAAGTCGGCGAGAGCCAATGCCGCTTCTGCAAAGCCGCGCCAACGTGTAGAGCTATCGCAAACCACAACATGGAACTGCTTGAAGCCGCCATCGATGAGCCGGTTACACCGCCTACGCCTGAAACATTATCTGTAGAAGAAATCTCAAAGCTGTTACCAGAGCTTGGACTAATTAAATCTTGGTGCGACAAAGTTTCGGCCCACGCATCTGAACTGGCGCGGGACGGTCAAGAGATCGCTGGCTACAAGCTTGTCGAATCACGAACAAACAGACGCTGGTCGGACGATCAAGAAGCTATCCGAGTGATGCAGCGACTAACGAATGAGCCGGTGTATTCGGCTAAACCAATTTCGCCAACCCAAGCCATTGGCTTGCTTGGAGCGAAATGCGATGACGTAAATTCGATCATCGTCAAACCAGCGGGAAAACCGACACTGGTTCCTGTATCAGATAAGAGACAGGCATTAAGTAAACCGGCAGATCTGCTAGATAAATTGGACTAAATAGGTAATAGAAATGGATAAGACAGTAGTTTTGAAAAACGTGCGTTTGTCATTTGCAGACATTTGGCAACCAAAAGCGTTTAACCCAGGCTCACCGCTAAAATACTCTTGCAACTTTTTATTAGATAAAGAGACACAGGGTGATCAAATTAAAGCGTTAGAAAAGAAAATGTCAGAAATGGCCTTGGACTTTTTCAACGGCAAACCGCCCAAGGGCATCAAGCGGTGCTTGGGCGATGGCGAAGAAAAATCCTATGAAGGTTACGAAGGCCAGATGTTTCTGAGCGCAAGCACTGTCAGAAAACCAGAAATTATTGATCGCGACAAAATGGAGTTAGTGGAGTTGGATGACAAGCCCTACTCTGGTTGCTACGTCAACGCGGTCATAGGTTTGTGGGTGCAGGACAACCAGTACGGTAAGCGAGTGAACGCTAATCTGGACTTGATTCAGTTCGTTAAAGAAGGTGATCGGTTTGGTGGTGGTGGCGGTAGCAAAGCCAACCTGTTGGATGACATAGGGGACGAAGCCGCTGCGGATGTCGTTGCAGAAGCAGAGGACTCGTTTTTCGAGTGATCATCTCAATCGACTTTGAGACTTACAGCGAGTCTGACATTCGCTCCGCTGGCGCTTACGCCTACGCAGATCATCCGAGCACGGAAGTGATCTGCTTGGCGTGGCGCGTCAACGAGGAACCCCCAGAGCTTTGGCTTTGGGGAGATCCGCTTCCCATTCAGCTTTTTAATTACATAGAGAAAGGCGCTCAGATTTGGGCATGGAACAGTTTCTTTGAGATGTGTATTTGGAATTTAGTTTTGGATTGGCCTCGCATCCCCTTTGGGCAGTGGAATGACACCGCAGCCCTTAGCTCTGTACAGGCTTATCCCCGTGCGCTGGGTAATTGTGGCGCGTTTTTGGGGCTGGAAGGTGACCAAGCTAAAGATAAGCGCGGCAAGCTGCTAATCCAGCGGTTGTGTAAACCACAAAAAGTAAGGGCCAAGCGTGCGAAATAGAGATCCAGAACTGCTGAAGGAAATGTACGACTACTGTGAACAGGACGTTGTTGCAGAGAGCGAAATACGAAAACGCCTGCGCGATCTGCGCGGGACTGAGCGCCAAATATGGGAGCTTGACCAGAAGATTAACTGGAGGGGCGTGCGCTTAGATAAAGAGAACATTGAACATGCGTTGGCGATCATCGCGGACGTAGAGAAAAACTTAAACGCCGAAGTGTTCAAGCTTACCGATGGCGAGATGTCATCAACCAGCAGCCGTGCCAAGGCTCTGGATTGGATCAATCGCCAAGGCGTGTCGATGGACAGCTACGACAAAGCTGCCGTTGTTTGTGCATTAGAAGGTGTTTGCCCACCAAAAGTTGAGCGATTCCTGCAAATAAGACAGGCGCTGTCGCGCAGTAGCACGAAGAAGTATCAAGCTATGTTGTCTTGTTTGGGGCGCGATGGCAGAGCACATGGCAGCATGATTTACTGCGGCGCTGCCACGGGGCGGTGGACGGGCCGTCACTTCCAACCTCAAAACTTACCGCGCCCAACAGTTGATGACGTTGACGCAGTCATCGAACTATTCAAACACAGAGATCCGTCACTCTTTCCATGCGAACCGATGGAGGCACTTTCCAGTTGTCTGCGGGGAATGCTTATCGCCAGCGAAGGTAACAGGCTAATCGTCAGCGACTACAGCGCCATCGAAGCGCGTGTCATTGCTTGGCTTTCAGGGCATGACACGGTGTTGCAGTCATTCCGTGATGGGCTTGATCTGTACAAAGTTACTGCGGCGGCGATGGAGGGTTGCGACTACGACGATGTGGACAAGGATCAACGATTTCGAGGGAAAGTAGCAAGCCTAGCACTTGCCTATCAGGGTGGAGTTCGCGCCTTCCAGAAAATGTCAGAGAATTACGGCACTAATGTTGATGAACCCACCGCTATCAAGATCAGAGACGAATGGCGTGCAGCCAACAAGCCGATAGTAAAGTTATGGAACGAAGTTGAACGCGCAGCAATGAACGCTGTGCGTTATGGGACTGAGCAAGATACCCGTTGCGGATCGTTCAAATTTGTTGAACGTGACCTTCTCTTCAAGCTGCCATCGAAACGAATACTTTCATTCCCCAGAGCCTCACTGACTGACGGTGCATACGGTGAAAAGCTAATTTACGAAGGCATCAACAATCACACCCACCGCTGGGGCCAGATAGACAGCTACGGCGGTTCGCTTGTGCAGTCTATCACACAGGCTGTCGCTAGAGATCTGTTAGCTCAGTCAGTGTTGAACATAGAGGCCGCTGGATACCCCGTGGTTTTGACTGTCCATGACGAAATTGTCGCGGACGTACCCAAAGATTTTGGATCGTTAGACGAATTTAACTCCTTAATGTGCAAGCTGCCTTCGTGGGCCAAAGGTTTACCCGTGGACGTTGAAGGCTACGAATCGACGAGATACCGGAAGTGAGAGAGTCTCGCGTCGAGCATATCGTAAATAGCTACGCCAGAGAGCGAGGCTGGCTGGCCTTCAAATGGACCTCCCCCAGCCAGCGCGGTGTGCCAGACATGATCTATTTCCGCGATGGTGAATGTTTGATGATCGAGTTCAAAGCCCCAGGCAAAAAACCCACTGTATACCAACACGCTATTCATAAACGATTAAAAGCACATGGCTTTCACGTTTATGTCGTAGATAACGTAGCTCAAGGAAAATTACTATTTTAGATCACAGAGACTTGCATCAGTATCAGCTACGCGCAGCCCAGTTTATAAAAGACAATCGAGCGTCCGCCCTTTGGGTGGATATGGGGCTGGGCAAGACTGTTAGCACCTTGACCGCATTAGTCGATTTGATTGCGACCAAAGAGGTGAAAAAAGTTCTTATTATCGCGCCATTGCGCGTGGCACAACACACTTGGCCTCAAGAGATTCAAAACTGGTCGCACCTTAAAGCCTTACGGTTTTCTGTGTTGGCGGGGTTAAGTCCTGCCAAAAGAGAAGAGGCGATGCACTCTTCGTCAAACATCCACATCATAAACAGGGAGAACCTACCTTGGCTCGTAGAAAATTTAGGGCGCAATTGGCACTACGACAGCGTAGTAATCGACGAGTCCAGCAGCTTCAAAAGTCACAGCAGCCAGAGGTGGAAGGCGCTGCGTCAGGTGGTGAAGACGGGCAAGATCAAACGGATGGTGCAGTTAACCGGAACGCCGTCACCCAACACCTTAATGGAGTTGTGGCCTCAGATTTATCTTCTTGACGGTGGTAAAAGGTTAGGCGACACCCGTGGCAAATTTATTGACACTTTTTGCAAACAGGTCGGCAACCCGCAGTGGAGCCAATACCAAGTACGCGCAGACATGAAAGAAGTTTTGCAGCGTCGAGTTGCTGACTTAGTTCTGCGAATGGCGGCAAAAGATTACTTGGAGTTGCCAGACCGCATTGACAGCAACGTAGTTGTGCAGTTACCGCCCAAAGCAAAAAAGGCTTACCAACAAATGGAAAAAGATTTCTTGATAGATCTTGATGACGGTGAGGTTTTGGCGAGTAACGCTGCGGTAAAAGTAAACAAACTACTGCAAGTTTCCTCTGGTTCCGTTTACACCGAAGACGGGTTCACGGTTTTGCATGACGCAAAAATTGAAGCGTTGAAAGAAATTGTAGAAGCCTCAAATGAACCTGTGCTGGTGGCTTATAACTTCAAAGCTGACGCTGAAAGGATCTGCAAAGCTATTAAAGGCGCAAAAGTGTTAGGGAAAGACAATCGGTTGATCGACAAATGGAACCAAGGTGGCGTTCCGTTGATGCTTGCGCACCCCGCAAGTGCTGGGCATGGTTTGAACTTACAGCAAGGTGGGTCACTGGTTGTATGGTTCGGGCTTTCGTGGTCGTTGGAACTCTACCAGCAGTTCAATGCGCGTTTGCACCGGCAAGGTCAAAAGAAACCAGTTCGTGTCGTTCACATACTGGCGGACACAAGCGCAGATTGGATGGTGAAAAACGTTTTAGAAAGTAAAGAAACAGAGCAGAACGCTTTGTTCAAAGTTGTACATTTAATGAAACAAAGACAACAAAAAGTTGACAAATCTCTTTAATACTATGATACATTCCTGATTAGATATTTTGCCTTGGGTAGCGTTTTGAAAGAATTTAAAGATAGATTTGCGAAAGCGTGTTTGGACAACCCAGACATCCCCCCTTTTAACAGAGGGCAACAAACTTTTTTGGCGCAAAATCTTGGGGTTAGCCAAGAAGCTGTCAGAAAATGGTTTTACGGAGAGAGTAAGCCAAAAAGCCCGACTGCTCGAAAGTTAGCGAAGCTGCTGAAGGTTGATTACCTCTGGTTAATGATGGGAACAGAACACGGCGAGATAGAAATAAAAAAAGTAGCTGCGCAGCGGCAGGACTCCGCCGTCTACGCTTTTATGGCTTTTATGCTAGAACAAGGATACAGCGCAGCTTTTGAACAAAGCGACAGCGACACAGACGTAGTTAGTATTCACAGTGGAGAGCAGAACCAGTTTACAGTACGCGCAGTCGAGTCTGCTGAAGAGGGTATGTTTGTGCGGTTTCCGTCAAGCAGCCTTTCTTTAAGCACCCCCATTGTTGCGGTAAAGACACAAAGCAGTAGTTTGTCGTTTGATTTTTTGATTGTTAAACCTGAAATGTGGAAATCTGAATCTAAAAAGAAAGGCAGTATGTCTGTGCTGAAAATAACCAACCCGTCAAAAAGAAAGTATCTTGTTGGCGACACCAAAATACCGTTTTATTTGGAGTAACAATGGACAAACCGTACCTAACATCCGTCGAGTTAGCCGATCTTTTCGGTATCAGCAAAGGCGCTTTGATGAACTCGATTTCACGCGCTGAGTTTCCTGTGCCGACTTACCGACTTGGCAGACAAAGAGTCGCTGACAAAATTGTTGTGGAGACATTTTTTGAAGCTCGACGGCTTGAAGGACTTCAAAATATTACAACATGAAGTTGTTTACACAACATTAAATCGAGTTATTTATGGTAGATGATATGACTGAATGGGCGAACGCAAAGCAAGACAACGTAAATCGACCTCCGCACTATAACCACGGGGAGATCGAATGCATCGATTATTTAGAAGACAATTTAGGTGACGGGTATTCTTTTTACCTCGAAGGTAACGTGAAGAAGTACATGCACCGCTTCAGGCATAAAGGCCAAGCGGTGCAGGATCTTCAGAAGGCGCAATGGTATCTAGCTCGACTGATAGATCACTGTTCGATTCAGCATCCATAGCCGCCACCACCTTGTCGGCGTTTAGGTGCGTGTATCTCTTGAGCATGTTCAAGTCTCTGTGACCTGAGAAAAGTTGTACGCGCATTATGTCGTAACCAAGCTCAAACAAGCGGCTAATACCCTCATGCCGCAAATCGTGGAAGCGCACCCGTAGACCGGCCTTCTTAGCCGCTGCTCTCCAACGGTTGCTCAGTGTCTCATCGCGGTAGGGAAATATCTTAGAACTGGTTCTCTCTTGCCTTTGAACAATCTTAGCTGCTTCCTCTTGCAACGGTACGCGCACATACCTCTTACCTTTTTTTGGACACTTTCTCCACAAACCGATTGTTCGACCATCCTCACCTAACTCATCCCAAGTCATGTTCAGTATCTCGCCACGGCGCATAGCCGACAAAACCGCAAACTTAACAATATCCGCAAACGGCATCTTAGTGCTGACGCTGCTGATTACCTTGTCAATTTCTGCATCAGTCATCCTGACTTCTCGCTCATCACTTTCTGACACGATCCGCATCGATCTCAGGAAGTGCGAAGCCTTTCTGAATTCGTCCAGCTTAGGTGTGCAGTCGTATGCTGCTTCAGCCGCTTTTAGCAGGCTACCTAAATAAAGCATGTCTTTTTGCACTGTGCTGGGATGAACTTTCTCCCCGCGCTTTTTGGCAAACTTAATTATTATTGGAGACGTTAACTCGCTAAGGTTTAGATGCCCCAGTTCCTCCTTTACACCTTTAAGGTGACCCACCTTATCTCTACGGAAAGGTCCGTACTCTTCTAAATAAGTAGTGATCAACACCCCAAGGTTTGAAGTGTCCTCAAACCAAGTGCCGTTATATAGTGCTAATTCTATCTCTTTCATCCTAGCTTCAGCCTCAGACTTTTTGAGAAAACCACTCTCTGAGATTGTGTCTATTCCAACTCTGCGAATCAGAACCCTGTAGCCTTTTCCGTGCTTGTTAATGCTACCCATATTGGTACACCCTTTGGTACATGTTGAGCATTAGTGTAAATGGTCAATCGTTAATTGACAACGCGAATTGCACCACTGGTACAACCCCACTGTTACGTTAAGTTATTGATTATTATCATTTATTATGTATTGTGGGGGATGATGGATAAAATGATAGGTCTTACAAATCAATGACTTAGAGCCGATTGGTTCGTTTTTGGTTCATTTTTTTGATTTTTTCTTCTTTGCTGTCTTTGCGGCAGCTTTGAAGTCAGAGTCAGAGGGTGCGCCTTTACTGCCTTTTTTGCGCATCTTTTCTTTTGAACCCGCTGAAATTCTTTTCTTCTTTGCAGCGATGTTAGCATAAAGTCCCTTTCGCTTTGCAGGCATTATTTTCTCCTAGCTTACGGCCCACCAAAGAACCAAGGCGACAGCCAGAGGGACTAAGCCAAGGCACAAGGCCGCAATTGTTAACATTTCAATCATTTGTTTTCGCTTTTTACGCCTCAAAGCCTCAAGGCGCTTTACTTCTTCTTGACGGTTTTTTCTAGCGTCAGCCATCTTCTGCTGCATGTCATTCCAGAGGTCAGTCCGGTTCAAAGACAAGAATAGATCCTTCATTCTTTGTCGGGACTGACGAACCATCTCTTCAGCCATTACAGCCTTAGCAGCCTCTGCCTCGCTCATCGTGCGGGTAGAGTTCTTGGCTTTTTGCAGATCGAACTCAGCAGCGCCCATGCGTCCTATGAAAGCACCAAGGCTCTCAATGTTATTAGCCGCGCCTGCCGCCATTTCCAAAGTCTTGCAGGCTGCTGTAACCGCCGCTACCGCTTCGAGTATCATGCGGCTATCTAATAATCCTAGTGTCGAGCAGACCACTATTGATTGCTCTCATGTCTCTTTCGTATTGGCTCAAGTTAGAGTCATTGGGGTCTGCTAAGTTGGCATAGTCCTCCAACATTTGCCGCCCTAGCTCCCCGTAAAAAGGTTGCGGTTCTTCTTCTAAAGAGCCGCCGCCCATTGCCTTTCTGGGGTCAACACTAGTCATAGATTGGGGAGGTGGCGGCGTAGCCAGAGAAGGCAGACCGCCAGATAACATACCGGATGCGTCCTGCACACCCGCCGACTGATTGATCTGCTTTAGCAATGACCCGCTGTCAACCATGCCAGTAGGCGTAGCTGCTGCTGGGTTGTTGATAAAACCTAGCACGCTGGTTCCGTACTGCTTATCTAAATCACTTAGCATGTTTGCAGTGCCGCCCTGCTCACCGCCACCTAAAACGCTAAAAGCCTTAGATGCCCTGCCCATTACGCTATCTAGTAGTCCCATTACTTGACCTTCCTTGTGTCTAACACGCCGCCCATCAAGGCGTTCATATCTTTATCAAACTGGCTCAACGCTTCTTCTTCAAGCCGTCCGCCCTGCCCCGCAGCAATTTCCAACTTTTGGTACGTTGGGTCGCGAAGAAGTTTTCCTGTTCGGTTTGTAAGTATTGCTAAATTAGATTTTACAGTTGGCGCATCTATAATTCCTTGAGCTAAACCGATTGCCGCCCCTACACCACCCCCACTCGCCGCGCCTGCGGCTGTTTTGATTGGAGCGCCGATTCCAACTAAGTCTCTGTTCCCAATTCTGGAGGCGGCTGGGTTTTGTATTTTCCGTTGCACTTCAGAAACCTTCCCATAGGCGGCGTTAATTTTAGCTAGTTCGGGGTCGAGTATTTCTAACTGCTCTTTAGCTGCCTTCGCTATGGCTTTTAAAGTGGCTTCTTGTACATCGTCTATTTTTCTGTTGTCGCCCAGCTTTTTGTCGTAGCTCACAGTCTGATAGATGTTTCGTTTTATTTTTGCTACGTCTTGAGGCGTAAGCCGACCACCGGCAAAGAAAATGCCGTCCATCATATCCTCGACAACTTTATCAATTTTTGCCATGTTGCTTTTAGCGTTAGGGTTGAGAGGAACGAAATCTCTTTCCACCTCATCGACATAGGTAAATAGTTTGTTTGAGGGTATTTCAACGTCTTTCTGAGTCAACGCGCCTTCTGCCGCACCAATAGCCGCGCCTAGCTTTTCTTTCTTAC